CTAATCGTGTTGGCGCTTATGGCGCTTGCATCCCGCGCGATCTTCAGCTTCGCCCGCATCAGCAGTTGATCGCTCTTGACCATGTGCGGGATCAATTCCTCGACCTCGGTGAACTTGCCGGCGAGTAGCGCTTTCTTCGCAAGCTCCCAGGCTTGACCGTCTTCGTAATTCACCCCACCCATTTGAGGCGTCCTCTCCGTCTAGACTCAACGCGTTTGCGAATGGTCTCTGGAGACTGTGTCCAACCGCCTTGTGCGGCACGGCGATTCCAGCGCTGTTCAGTAGAGGTCGCCCAGCGGCAGTTGCCGGGCTCGTAGCCGCCGTCGTTGTTGATGCGATCGATAGACCGATCCGGCGGTGCCTCTCCCATATCGGAGTGGAAGTTCTCAAACTTCAGCCACCGCTCGCAGACCGTGATGCCGCGCCCGCCGTAGAAGCTATACGCTTGATGGTTTGGATTGGTACAGCGGCTCACCATTCCGGTCCAGATGCGATAGGTACGCGTGCGCCGCATACCGTGGCTACGGTTCATGTCTCCGCTCTTGCGCCAGCGCATCGCTCTGCAGCCGCATGAGGCTGTGTGGCCGTTCTTCAAGTTGTAGCCGAGTTTGACCGTTTCTGACCCGCACGCGCATTTACACCGCCACGTCTGATTCGACCGTTGTCGACCGGCGAAGCCGATCACGACGAGTTCTCCGAAGCGCTGGCCAGTTAGGTCGACGGACGGTTTACCCACACCAACCTCCGTTCGTAGATGGCCTGCAGCATGTAGAGCGCGGCTCGAGCCAGACGTCGCTCCTCATCGGTGAAGCCGTTTCGCTCGTAAGCCTCGTGGTCCTGTCTGCATTCGGGGATCGCGAGCGGATCCGGCGCCTTGTTTTTTTGGCTCTTGAAGAAATTCGGGTGGCTTGGATCGCTCGGCCCTGGACGCATGCAGTGGTGGCAAGGGAGCGTCTTGATCCACTTGAGATACCCGGGCACGCGAATCTCTCCGGTGTATCCGCGGCGCAGAGACTGTTCGAATGAGAGGCCGGCCGGGAGTATTCTGGCGTTCACGTAGCAGCCTTGACCGGATACGACGTCTTGCGGCCGCAACGAGGGCACGCATATACCTTCACGCTCCCGTTCTCGTGGCTCGCCACGCGCTTGCCGAGCAGGTGCTTCCCCTTTACCCAACAAATCAGTCGGCCGATCATTTCTTCCCCTTGGTGATACGCCACGCAGTTGACTTGCCGCACCCCAGTTGCCTGCCGATGCTGGCGAATGGAATGCCACTTGCACGCATCCGCAGCACGCGATCGCGCAACTTCAGTTCTCGAGCGAGGTACACCGGAGGCTTCGCCGGCACCGTGCGCACGGGAAGTACGGAGCACAGGCGAACCGCTGCAGGGTGCACGTCGGTCCTCACGCTGCGAACCTACTAACGGTCTCTAGCATCTTGTCCACGTCGGCGAGAAAGACGAGAACTTCGCGCTCAAGTTCCTTGATGCGCGCTTCGTCACGCAGCAGCCGAACACGCAGCAGCCGCATGTTCTCAGGCAGGCGAGGGTCAAAGCTTGCGAAGTCGCAGTACGCGCGCTCGCAACATGCCATTTGCCAGAACATTTGCGGTTGGTATTCATTCGGCACAACGCCGTCTAGCAGGTACTGAATATGCGTGGCCGTCTTCGGAGCTTTGATCTCCAATAGGCCGTCGGCACCAACCAAGCCATCCGGCGAAGCCCCGGCGCGGTCAATCGTTGGATGTAGAACGAAGCCGACCTGATCTACCAGGACATCGGCAGCCAGTTCGTAAGCCGAGCGCGCGAACGGTTCTTGCTCCACGCCCCAAGTCATCGCTGGGCTCATGTACGTGTCGTCCTGCGGCTTTCCAGTGAGGATCTCGGCCACCAATTGCGCTCGGTAGTCTCGGCGTGCCGCCGCTTCCCCTGTCTTGATCTTGGCGATGACGTCGCCAATGCGGGAAGCCCCGACCTTGCCGGATCTGGCCTCCCTCCATTCCACGGAACCCTGCGGAAAGTCGAGCACTCTCATTTGTCGAGCGCCTTTTTGCGAGAGTCCTTGTGCTGCTCGAACAAGCGCATCGAGCCCTTGTCGCCGACCGCATCCGCCGCCTTGTAAGCCGTGCGGTAGAAGTCCTTGAGGGCCTCGATATCTGGCGCCGTGTCGATCGCCTTAAGGTGCATCGTGCGAACGTCATCCGAGAGCCCATCGCCGGCCGCGTTGCCGTCGTTGTCGTACTCGCCGATGGCGACGTTGAAGATCCCCTTGAGTAGGTAGCGAGCTCCGTAAGACCCGGCTGCGCCTGCGGCGTGGGTCTTCGTCATCACGTCCCCTCCCTTGGCGCCCTTGCCGTCCGATGGCATGTCGCGGTGGTAGGTGCGGCTATGACCGCCGACGTGGGACACGATGCACGTGACCCTGACGATGTCCGGCTTGTCGCAAACGTCCTCGCCGAAGGACAGCGCGAACCCGTGCTTGATGTATCTCGGGCGCAGAATGCTGTCGAGCTTCGCGTAAGTTGCGTATTTGCTGCGTGTCTGCGGGTTGTCAGCGTCGGTAGCGACTTGTCCGATCTCACCTTGGCAGATGGCCATGGCGGAATTAAACGCCTTCTCTGCCTCGCGATCGGTGATGCGTTCGTGCATCGCCATCAACTCTTTAAGCTTGACGACATCGACGGTAGGGTCGCTTGCGGCCCTGGAGATGACTTGGATAAGCGCAGCGGCGTCGCTGGACACTGCCATCGCGTGCTGTTCCTTAACTGCGGGTACTGCGTTCATGCCGCGTTGCTCCTCAGTAGTGCGCGAATTGCAGCCGCGCGAGCGTTCTCCCAGGCTCCGTGCTCGGGGAATTGATCTTGGTATGGGTTCAGGCTCGCGCTAAGGCCGAGATAACCGGCCTTGCCTCCAGCCGTCCGCGCGTCCTGCAGCGAAAGGAGTTCGGCCGAGATACCTGATGCCGCGCGCTTTGCCGCGTTGCGCTGCGCGTCCTCGGCGTACGCTTCCTCTTGGTCGTCCAGGTACTCGACCACCGAGCGGTCATATGCTTCGTCATCGGTTTCATGGCGGCGGGCCATCTAAGCCACCGCCTTGGCGATCTCGTTCACCGTCTTCTCGGCGACAAGCGCCATTGCCATCATCCCGTCCAGCCGGCCAAGCTGGTACGCCGCCAGCAGTGCCTCACGCGGGCTCGCGCGCTCACCGACCAGTAGAGCCTCGATGTTCGCTAGCGTGTTCTTGGTGGCGGCGTCCATCACGGCGCGATCCGGAGGCTGAGAACCAGGACTGCGAAGAACCACGCGGAGCCCAGAGCCACGCCGGCCCCGAGCACCATGCCGGTAAGGACTAAGAGAAAGTCTGCGCTGCTGCGGTGGTCATGCTCGGCTTGCTTCATGTGCTCCCTCCGTTGAAACCGTATTGTCCGTAGACACGGTATAAATGTCAATGGATGCGGACACACTGGGCAAATTTTTTTAGAAAGGGGGCTCGTCGTGCCGATTCAGGCCGTCCACCAGCGCGATCAGCAGGGACTCGAAATCGTCCGATTTATTAAAGGCTTCTCTGACGGTCAGCCCGAGGAACTGAATGGCTTGCGCACGCTTTGTGGGATTGCGGCAACCGCCGTAGTGACGGACCCACCACGTCGCGTTGTAGATCGGCGCGGTGATCTCGTGGCGGTCCCCAGGCGCCATGAGCGATTGAACACGTTGTCTAGCGGGAAATTCCCTACAGCCGTTATCCGGCTGTACTGAATGTGCGTTTAGGCGTTAGGAAATCATGATACTGCGCCGTGGAAGTAGTTGCGACAGCCAGCGCCGTAAGACAATGTGTAATGCGTTATGTAAAGTGGCCGAAGTAGCTGCATCAACTGGCTGTGGCGCCATCAAAGGCGGGATCGCCATCGCGACTGTGACCATCGACTTCCTCGCGGCCCTGGTCATGATGCGGATCACGTCGCGCACCGAGGGCGTGGCGCTGCGGTAGTTCTTGATGAGGTCTCGCT